TCAGCGATCTCCTCCATCCGGCAATCGGAAGGCGGCGGCCAGCCGCCTGCGCCACCACGGCCCCATCCAGCTCTCCACCACCGACCGGCCCCAGTAGGCGTGGATAATCTTGGGCTCGGGCGGGCCGTCCTCGCTCAGGATGGCGCAGTGCTTCAACGGCGCGCCCGGACTCATCCGAAACAGCAGAACATCCCCGGGGCGCGCGGTCGCGACCTCGATCTCGACCAGCCACAGTCGAGCCGCCGCCAGCAGCGTCTCCTGGCCTCCAACTTCAGCCCAGTCCGGCGCATAGGCCGGTACACCCTCGGGCTCCGGCCCCACGACCTCGCGCCAGACGCCTCGCACCAGCCCCAGGCAGTCCGCCCCTTCGCCCTTCACACTGGCCTGATGATGATAGGGCGTGCCCAGCCAGCCTCGCGCCGCCGCCACAACCGGACTCATCGACGGCTCGCTCCATCGTGCCGCCCGCCCCCGACAGGATAGGCCGTCAGGAAATCGTCGCCGGGAATGTCGGCAAAGCCCTGAAAATTGATCCCGTTGGCGAAGGTCCCGACACAGGTCGCCCAACGCTTGTCGCAGGTCAGGCCCGGAAACGCCTCGCGATCCACCCCGCACCGGCCGTCGCCCAGGACAGCGTCGCAATCCCGGCCATAGGTCCGCCCAACCACCCGTTCCAGGGCCGCCAACGGGCCCTGAAGATCGGCCAGAAACCGGTCGCCGTCGCGACGCATCTTCGCAACTGTCCCGACCCACAGCCGTACCTTCAAATCCGGCCGCGCCCAGTCGACCTTCCACATCTCGACGCGTGCGCCGTCATAACGTCCGGCCCCGATGTCCGCCTCGGTCAGGGCCTCGCTGTCCAGCGCCCCAGCGACGGCCAGGCTCCCCGCCGTCAAGCCGGCCTCGCTCTCGGCCGCACCCGCCGTCCAACCGCTCGCCGCCCTGCAGATCACGTCATCCAGAATCAGGTCGCGGCCGTGATCGGTGAAGCCCAGCGCCACGCCATCCGTCGTCGTCGTCAGCACCCAGGCATGACACAGCGTCGCCGCTCCGCTCTCGATGCGGGCGGCCAATTCTTCGGGAATGTCGCGCATATCAGACCCGCACCTCGATCAAGGGCATGGCGACCATGCGTCCGGCGCCGAAGCTCTCCAGCGTCACTTCGATCCGGTCGGCGTCGAACCGGACGGGCGTATCAAACTGAAAGCCGGCCGTGATCGCCGCTCCGCTCGCCGGCGCCGCGCCGAACGTCACCAGTCCGGTCGTCGTATCCAGGTTCCAACTGCTCGCCGACGGCTCCACGCCATTCACCGCCACCCGCACCGAGCCCGCCACCGGCTTGCGAATATCCCGCGCCTGATCTCCATAGGCCTTGGTCAGGGCGAAACTTCGCTTCATCCCGTTGCCGACGCCGATCCCCTGGTCCGTCGCCGCAACTGTCCCGGCCGGTCCACACGACTTGAAATCGGCGAAGTCCCGGAACCGGAACCCGTACAACCGTCCCCGCCGCGCCTCGAAGAAAGCGGTCAACGTCGCCATGTCATCCAGCGACCTCAGGTTCGACCCGATCAGATACCGCCGACGCCCCTGCGACCAAGGCGTCGACCGTCGCTCGTACCCTGAGGCCAGGGTGACGATCTCGGTCCGCCGCTCCACCCCGCCGGTCGAGCCGAACGCTAGGCGCGCGGGGAGGCTCACCTCGTGAAAGGCCATCGCCTACTCCTCATGCGTTGATAGCGATCCCCGAGGGGGGATCAGAGACGCCGTCCGCCAAGCGCCACGGCGCGGGCCAGCATCTGGGCGATCTGGGCCTCGGATCGGATCAGCTTTTCCGACCCGCCGTCGATATGCAGATTGACCGTCATCGCGGGGCTGCCCGCCGCTTCGATCACGCCGCCGCCCGACGGCCGGAACACCTCCGGCCCGCGCTCCCCGACCAGATAGGCTCCCCCGCCCAGCACCGCGCCGCCGTCCGCTCGCGCGCCTGCGAACAGCCCGCTCACGGCGTGACTGATCGCCGCGCCCAGACCGCCTGAACCGCCCGCTCCGGCGCCCGCATTGACTGCGCCCAAGACGGCGCGCGCCAGCTCGGCCAAGGTCACCTCTCCGTCCGCAGCAGCCCGCGTCAGCGAACGGGTGAGGCTGTCGCCGGCGCGTCCGAAGGCATCCTCGATCGAGGCCGCAGCCCGTTCCGCCGGCGCCTTCAGCGCCTCCAGAGCCGCCGCCGCCTCGGCCGCCTTGACGGGCACCCCATCAAGGCCGTCCGGCCGAAATCCATCAGTCATCGGACCACCTCTGCGCCAGGACCTCGAACGCCGCCCGCCCGAGAGCGTCCCCACCCGCGGGCTCGATCAGCATCCGCCATTCCTTCAACGACAACCGCCAGAAGGCTTCGGGCAAAACGCCCACCCGCGCCGCCTCGATCAGCATCTCTCGCCATGGAATCATCCCTGACCGTCAGGCAGCGCCGCCGCGAAGGCACGGGCCACCGCCTCGGCCGCCGCATGCGGATCGATCGCCGCGCCCTCCAGACTCTTGGCAAGCTCGGTCTCGCCGCCTCCACGCAACAGCGCCGCCAACACCGCCAACAGATCCGTCGCCGACAGGCTCCGCATCCGCTCGGCCAGTTCACCGAACCCCTTCACGCCCAGAGCCGTCTCGATCTCGGCCAGGGCCCCCAGTGTCAGACACAGGGTCCGCTCTGCTCCGGCCAGCCAGGCCGCCGCCTCGCCCCTTGCCCCGTTCGACCCCATCACAGGGCCGCGAAGCTGATTTCGCCGGCGCTTGCCAGGCTCAGAGCGAAACTGGCCTCGCCCTCATGCTCGCCCGCATACTCCAGCGCCGAGACCAGGAACGGCCCCTCCAGCGTACCGAAGTCCGGCACAATCAGCCGCCAACGCCGCGCCGTCTGGGCGAAAAAGGCCTCGCGGATCGCTGCATCCGACGCCGCATCCCGAAACACGCCCTGGCCCGACACCGCCGCCGAGCGCACCCCTGCGCCCGCCAGCAGTTCGCGCCACCGCCCGGCGCTGTCGCCGTCGGTCGTATCCACCGTCTTCGCGTTCAGCGAGATGGTCCGCGCCCTCAGGCCCGCCACCGTGGTGAAGACCTCGGGGCTGGCCCCGTCGCCGATCTTGAGCAGGATGTCCTTGCCGCGTTGCGCCGCCATTAGTCGCCCCCTTTTCAGATGTCTTCCGTGACGGCGCGCATGCGCATCACCCCATAGGTCCGTCGCAGGTCGCCGCTGCGGAATACGTCGCTGAAGGTCACGCGCAGACTGACCGTCCGCGCCCCGTCCCCCATCAGAACCGCCTCGTGCAGCCTCGCCCGGACGCCTGCGCAGATCGCCTTGGCCTCCTCGCTCCCGCCGAAGCGCGAGACGCAGTTCAGGCTCAGCACATGCTCGACGCCGCATCCGTCGGCCGCGACCGGACGGCTCTCGCTCCGCCCGATCAGCAGATACGGCCAGACCGGGTTCGCCGGCGGTTCGTCCCAGATTCGCGCCGGATCGCCCAGCAGGGCCTTCACCGTCGCATCCGACGCCAGCCTGGCGATCAGCATCTTCTGCAGCGCGCTCTCGTGATCGCTCATCGTCCGCGCTCCACAACCAGTTCTATCCGACCCGGTCGTCCGTCCACGTCCTGTTGGCCGATCACCGCCCAGTCGCCGCCGCCGAAGCGCAGCACCCGCCCCTCGGCCAGTCTCGGATCGGTCCGCGTCTCGACCGTCATCGCCTCGATGCTACGGGTCGTGAAGCCTTCGGATTTCTCACGGCGCCGCGGCGCTGTGGTCTTCAGCCACACCATGCCCAGCGGTTCGTAGCTCCGGGTCCGTCCACCGTACGGCGTCTCGCCCTCCACCGGCTGCAGCAACTCGGCGAGCACCCGCAACCCGCTCAAAGCCGCACCACGCGATACGGCGCCAGCCAGGCCTCGACCGGGGCGATCGCCATCTCGCTCTCACCCCGCTCGTAGGCACGCAGGGTCAGCATCAGAATCGCCAGCCTCAGCGGCGCCGGCGAACTCGACAGCAGGCTCATGCCCACATCGCCCTCCACCCGGGCCTGGGCCGCGTCGACAAGGGTCTGGATCAGGCCGTTCTCGGCGTCGTGCCCGACGCGCAGGAACAGCTTCGCCTCCGTGAGGCTCACGGGCGCCGCCATGGAAAATCTCCGGATGTCAGGAAGAAATGGCGGCGGGCGATCGCCCGCCGCCAACAGCCGTGATCAGCTCACGGCGAACTTCATCACCTTGATGGCGTCGAAGTTCTGAACGCCGCCGCCCACGCGCTTGGTGGTGTAGAACAGCACATAGGGTTTGGCCGAATACGGGTCCCTCAGCACCCGCACTCCGGCCCGGTCGACGATCAGATACCCGCGCTGGAAGTCGCCGAACGCCACCGACAGGCTGTTGGCGGCGATGTCCGGCATGGTCTCGATCTCGGTGACCGGATAGCCGAGCAGGCTCGCCGTCTCTCCTGCCCGCGGCGCGGGCGACCAGATGTAGTTGCCGTCCGCGTCCTTGAACTTGCGCACGGCCGAGACCGTCTTGCGATTCATCACGAAGCGACCGTTCGGCCGGTATTGGGCCTTGGGCGCATAGATCAGGTCGATCAGCTTGTCAGCCGGACTGGTCCCGGAAAAGGCGCCCGCCGCACCCGAGGCGATATAGCCGATCTGGCCCCAGGTCTGGCTGGCGTCGGCGACCGTCGTATAGCTGAGGAAGCCCTTGGGCTTGTTGATCCCGTCACCGGTGACGAAGGCCGAGGTCTCCTGGGCGGCGAAGGCGTCCTCGACCTCGGCGGCCAGCCACTCGTCCAGATTGATCAGCGCGTCGTCCAGCAGGGCCTGGGTCGCCGCCGGCGAGGCGTAGAGATCGGCGGCCGGGAAGTCTAGCAGGGCCAGGGTGGCCGGATCCGTCTCCGGCCGCACCGCCGTCTCCGCGACCCAGCCCGCGACCACCCCCGCCGTCGACACCGGCTTGCGATAGAGACCGTTGGCCACCGTCTTGACCGTGGCGATCTCGCGCATCGGCGAACCCACCATCAGACGCCGTTCGATGGCACGCTCCGTCTCCGCCGGCACGACATAGCCGGCCGAGTTCGACGCCGTCGACAGCCCCGCCTTCAGCTCCAGTCCATGCGATTGACCGGCGCGCAGATAGCCGTCCCACGCCGCCTTCTCCTCCCCATGGAACGGGGAGGGGGACCGCGAAGCGGTGGAGGGGCCTTCCACGCCCCCCAAATCGGGACGCCTCGCCTCGCTCAGGACGCGGTCAAGCCGCGCCTGGGCGCCGGCGACCGCCTGGTCGATGCGCGCCACCTTCTCTTCCAGAAGCGTGTCGGCTGAGGCCTTGCGCTCGATCTCGTCGAGCCGCGCGTCGTTGGCGCCTTTGAACGCCTCGAACGCCGCCATCATCTCGTGCATGGCGGCGCGCGCCTCCGGCGTAGCCGGGGCCTGTTTGGTCTCTTTCATGATATCTCCGGTTGAGAAACCGCCGTAACGCGGTCAGGATCGGGGCGTGGAAAACGCCGCTCGAAACTTCATTGTCGCTGTCCAGAACAGCCTGCTGGGCTCGCTCGTGTTCCAGCTGGTGATCGGCCTTGCGCCCGTGCTGATACTCGTGGGGACCCTGTCCCCCAGCCGCTCCATCTCGGGATATGCGCTGGGCCTGATGATCCTGGGCGTCGCGCTGATATTCAGCGCATGGCTGACAGGTCATGTGGCCAATCGTCGAGTGCGCGTATCCTCTGGCGACACGGCCGCCTCCTGGCCCCGGAACGGATTCGACGCCTGGAGAGAGGTGTCGGAAGAAGGCTTGCGGCCGTCCCCCTTCATGCGCCGCCTGGTCACGCGATTAGGGTCCGGCAAAGTCAGCGCCATCCTGTTTTGCATCCCGCTCCTGTTCTTCCTGGCGGGGTGCTTGGCGGTGATCTTCCCTGAATGGTTTCAGGGCCGGTTTCCGATCCTGGCTGTCGATGATTTCCGCCGCAGGGCGCTGGAAATCTGGATGTTCGCCGCGATAGCCATGTCGATCCGTCAGTGGGCGCTCTACAGCTTCAAACGTCTCGCACCGAGCCCGGCCTGACCTTGCCCTTCACGCCCCTCGAACAGGCCGTCATCCAGGCCCTCTGCTGGGACCTGCGCAACGTCGCGCCGGACCTCGCCGGCCAGTTCGAGGAAAGCCTCCCCGGCGCCCGCCGCAACACCGGCGCGGGTCTTTACACCGAGATGATCGTCGATCCGCATCGGCCGCCTCCGAAGCACACCCCCACCGGATCCTTCGGCACGGTCCATGCGATGGTCGGCGACCTGCCCGGCTCCATGGCCTTCAAGGTGCAGCTTCGCGAAGGTGTCCTTCTGGGTCTGGAAGGCGACGCCTTCGACATGGACACCTCGGCCATCGACTTCCGCACGACGCCCTTCGACCGCGTCTTCACCGTCGATGATCAGGGCCGCTCCATCGCCTTCGACCCTGCCATCCTCTTCAAACCCAGCCCCCTGCTGGACCTCCAGACCTGGAACGATCCCGAACGCGGAACCGTCGTCGAGCCGCGTCTCGTCAACGTCGGCGCGCTGCAGCGGGTTCAGGACGCGGTCAGCCCTCGGACTGAAGCGCAGCGCCGCCCCACCGGCCTGGCGCCCCATGACGTCAACCTCTACGTCGCCCTCATGTTCGGGCTGGGAATGATTTTGTCGATCCCGGTCATTCTCCTGCGGATGCCGTTCGGCGTGATGGTGATCATCCTGATCGCCTCGGGCCGAATGCTCGCCAATCCCAAGGCCCTCGAAGCGGCGCGCCGTACGCTGGACAAACTCAAACAGCTCCAGGCCTCCGGGAAACCCTGAGCCTGACTGCATGGGCGCTAGCCGACACTGAACCTCGCCCCCGGCAGCATCGGGAACGTCACCAGCGACACCTCCCACAGCTCCACCCGGGTCAGCACCCTCAGCCGCCCTTCGCGCCGCGCCTTGGCCGCCCGAAAGCCGATCGACAGCCCGTCCAGGGCCCCGGCCCTGCCCAGCGCTCTGGCAAAGCGCGCCTCGGCGGACCAGTCCTCGATCCGGCCGCGCACCCACAGGCCGCGGTCGTCCTCGATCATCTCGTCCCAGACCCCAACCACGGCCCGCGCCTCATGCTGGTGCAGCATCCGCACCCCGGCCGCGCCCGTCTTCGCCAGACTGTCGCCGAACGCGCCCCTGGCCACCACATCGCCGTTCAGATCCGCCACGCCCCACAGCGAGGCATAGCCCTCGATCCGCAGGCCGGCATCGGCCGCCACAACCGCCTCGCTCATCGCGTTTCCTCCAGCCGTCGCTCGATCCGATCCACCGCCGTTCGCGTGGCCAGACCTTGCTCCTCCAGCCGCGCCAGCCGCTCGGCGACCAGCCGCTGCTCGCCCACACGCTCCTCCAGAGTCGCGATCCGCGCCGCCGCGCTCCCGGCCCAGACCAGGCCGCCGATGGTCTGCACGACGAGGGCGACGATCAACGCGACCGGAACCTTCCGGATATCCTCCATCAGCCCGCGACCCCCGCCATGCGCCGGCGCTCCTCGTCAGTCAGGAAGCTCGCCGTCTCCAGCCTTGCCCACAGGGCGTCGCGTTCGCCCTGCAGGGCCGGAACCGCGTCCAGGTCGGCCTCGATCCGGACGTTCCCTAACTTCGGCGCCAGCCACCCCGTCAGCGCTCCTGCCGTCTTGCGCACCAGCGGGATCACCGTCCCGCGCCAGAAGGCTGCATTGGCCTCGCGATAGTTGGCGTAGGTCGCATCCCCCGGGATTCCCAGCAGCTGAGGCGGCACGCCGAAGGCCAGGGCGATCTCCCGCGCCGCGGCATGCTTGCCGGCGATGAAGTCCATGTCGGCCGGCGACAGGCTCATCGGCTTCCAGTCCAGTCCGCCTTCCAGCAACAGCGGCCGCCCCGCGTTGGCCATGCCCGAATGATTGTCGCCCAGCTCGGCCCTCAGCGCTGCGAACTGATCCGCCGTCAGGCGCTCCCCATCCTTGCCGCCATAGACCAGCGCCCCCGACGGCCGCGCCGAATTGTCCAGAAGCGCCTTGTTCCAGGCGCCCGATGAGTTGTGCACATCGATAGCGAAAGCAGCTGCCTCCAGCGGCGACAGGCCATAATAATCATCCGTCGGATGAAACAGTTTCAGCTGCATCACCGGCATCCAGCCGTCGGCCTCGCGCTTGATCCGGATCGACCGGCCGTCGACCGAATACTCCCAGGCCTCGGGCCAGCCGCCTGTCCCTGGCACCACGGCCATTCTGTCCGGTCTCAAGCTCCACAGCTCTTCGGGAGCCCCGTCTCCGATCGCCTCGACATAGGCGTTCCCCGCCGTCTGCAGCGCCCCGTAAAGGCCCTCCAGCCACTCCGCCCCGGACTGCTCCGGATTGGGTTTGGCCAGCAGCCGCGCCAGCGGGTGATCGTCCGATCGCTCACCGCCGGCGAACACCCGCATCGGGGTCGAAGCCGCCGCCTCGGCGATCATTCGCACGCAGCGATAGACCACCGGATTCTTGCCGAACCCCTCGCTGGCCAGATCGGCATAGTTTCGCGGCGTCCAACGCGGCCGCCCAACGCCGGTCAGGGCGATCAGCGCGCCAGCCCGGCTGTCCTTGATCTCGGGCGCGGCTGCGCGCCCCCCGCGGCCCTCGGGCCATCGAAGCCATGCCATGGTTGCAGCATCCTCTTCTCTCCGCACGGGGCGGAAGTCAGTCCTCAGGGGTCGCCAGGGCGGCGTCAGCCTCTGTCGCTTCGGCGAATCTCAGGGCCACGGTCAGGGCGGGCGTCACGGGATCGTCCCCGGCCCAGACCCGCCGCATCCGCGACGGCGTGACCACGAAGGCTTCGAGATCCGGCCTTTCGGCCATGCCGGCGAGGGTCGCATTCACATGCCAGCCCGCCAGCCCGACCGGATCTCCGCCCTCCACGGTCGGCGGGTCGAACAACGGCCCGATCACATCCAGTTCGATCATGGAAGAAACTCCAGCACCTTCAGCTCATTGCCCACACCAATCCAAGGTCGCCCGCCGACCAGGTCGAACCCCGCCCCCGCCGCCAGGCCGTATCCGGAGTCCGCTCCACTCACGCCGAAGCTCGCCCTCCACCGGGTGCAACCCACGGGAACGGTCACCGAGGCGCTTTCTGCGCCCCGGGTCGCCGCGGCGCCTGTGGTGACGATGGGACTGCTGACCGTCGCCGCTTCTTCCAGCCCCGGCAGAATGAACCAGGCCGCGCTTCCGCTGGCGCACCAGATGGACCACCCGTCTCCCACGTTCGTCGGCGTGACATTCGGCGTCGTGATCCAGCCATAGGCGGCTGCGGGTGCGAAAATGGTCGAATTGACGCCGCTCAACCGCACCCGGACGTTGCTGCCGGTGCCACGCACCCAGGCGCTCAGGCTGTGGGGATTGGTGTTCCCCACTCCTCCGGCCGAGGCCACATTGGCGGAGGCCGAACCGCCTGTGTTGTCCAGCTTCCAGACCTGGCCGCCGGACACGAGGCCGGACAAGCCCGCCGCCGCCAGCGCCGCAGTGTCGCCGACCCGTGTCAGGGTCGCCGCCGCGTCCCCGTTCTTCGTCATCCCGGTCAGGTCCGGTGGGTTGGCGCTGTAGACGGTCAGCTTGTTCGTCCGGGCCAACGCCTCCAGCAAAAGCCCCCGGTCGGTGATGCGTGGCGTGCCGGTGGCGAAAGATGTCCACACGCCGGCCGCGGATGAGGATGTTCCCGCCCCCGTGCGGCTGAAGCTCCAGCCCGGCACGCCCGCCAGGCTCCCCAGATCAACCCCTCCGGAGCGGTAGCTCCCCGTCGTGAAGTCCAGGCTCAA